CAAGAAGACCATCGGTTTTCTAATCGTTACGCTATAGTAGAGGCTACCCCCATTTCTTATACAGGTCCTATTTCTAAAGGAGATACCCTACTCGTCCATCATAATGTATTTAAATACTATTACGATATGAAGGGCGTTCAGAAAAGTGGGCGTAGCTACTTTAAAGACCAGCTATTTTTTATCGAAGAAGACCAGTTTTTTTTGTACAAAAAAGACGACCAGTGGAAAGCCCACAGTAAGTACTGTTTTGTAAAGCCTGTAGAAGAAAAAGAATCGTGGATTAAGAAGTTCGTTAAGGAAGAACCTCTTTTTGGAACGCTTCGCTATGGCAACGAGCAACTGGAAAAGCTAGGCGTTAAAGAAGGCGATGAGATTTCTTTTACCCCGCAAAGTGAATACGAGTTTACCGTCGACGGAGAAAAGCTTTATCGTATGTATACTGAGAACATAACGATGGTCTTATGAATATAAAAGAGCTAAAACTAGAGATTATAAAAGCAGGACATAGGGCTGTAGAACAGCTTATTAAAGTCGCTAAAGAGGATATTATAAAGCCTGATATTGAAGACGAGCTAGCAGCCGATAGGCTTAAGAACGCAGCGGCTACTAAAAAACTAGCTATATTCGATGCTCTTGAGATACTCAATCGAATTGAACAAGAGAAAGAAAATTTAGAAGCAGCTGAAAAACGCGGCGACTCATCTACCAATACCAAGCAAGGCTTTGCAGAACGACGGTCAAAATAATCTCCTTACCTACCTTACTGATATTGTCCCTCCTGCGGCTATGTCAGCAAAAAACAGGGGTAAGACCTGGGAGTATGGCTACAATGAAAAGTATGATTTTGTCGTTATATCCAAAGATGGGACTGTAGGGGATATCGTGGATATCCAGGGACTTCGTATTGCTCTTCCCGCTAAAAATAAAGAGCCAATACAGCGCAGTAAGAATAAAAAAGAGCAGTATTGGCAGCCTCTTCAATATCCTAAAGAACTCTCCCGTATCAAGACTATCTTCCAGTGGAATGAAATGCCTACCGAGTTTAAAGATAAGTGGGTAGATTTTATAGAAGAGGAGTTTAACCGTAGAGAGAACGGCGTGTGGTTTATGAATAACGGTAAGCCTACGTATGTAACGGGGTCTCATTATAGCTACCTTCAGTGGACTAAAATCGACGTAGGGCTGCCTGACTTTAGAGAAGCCAATCGTATATTCTATATATTCTGGGAAGCGTGTAAGGCCGACGCCCGATGTTTTGGTATGTGCTACCTAAAGATTCGTCGTTCAGGATTTTCTTTTATGGGCTCTTCGGAATGCGTTAATATCGGTACGTTAGCTAAAGACGCGCGTGTAGGTATACTTTCTAAAACGGGTTCTGACGCTAAGAAGATGTTTACCGATAAGGTTGTTCCTATATCGGCGAACTATCCATTTTTCTTTAAGCCTATCCAGGATGGTATGGACAAGCCAAAGACCGAACTAGCCTACCGTATCCCCGCCTCTAAAATTACCAAGCGCAATATGTACTTGGACGAGGATAACGAGTTAGATGGTCTTGACACAACTATAGATTGGAAGAATACATCAGACAACAGCTATGACGGAGAGAAGCTTTTGTTACTGGTACACGATGAGAGCGGGAAATGGGAGAAGCCAGAAAATATCCTCAATAACTGGCGCGTCACTAAAACTTGCCTGCGACTAGGTAGCCGTATTATAGGTAAGTGTATGATGGGTTCTACTTCTAACGCGCTTAGTAAAGGGGGTGGTAACTATAAGACGCTATTTTCTCAATCTGACGTCAGCAACCGCAATGCCAACGGGCAAACTAAAAGCGGTATGTACAGTCTCTTTATTCCTATGGAATGGAATTTTGAGGGTTATATAGATATCTATGGAATGCCAATTTTTAGGACTCCTGCGATTGCATCTAAAGGCATTGACGGAAGTGTTATTAAAATTGGTGCTATTGACTATTGGGAGAATGAAGTAGCGTCATTAAAAAATGACCCTGACGCTCTTAACGAATTCTATAGGCAGTTCCCTAGGACGGAGTCCCACGCTTTTAGAGATGAAAGCAAACAGTCGCTATTTAATCTTACCAAGATATACCAGCAGATAGACTATAACGATACAATGATTAAGGAGCATTATCTTACTCGTGGGTCGTTTCATTGGCTTAACGGAGAGAAAGACACCAAGGTAATTTGGACTCCAGAGCGTAACGGTAGATTTGTATTGGGATGGATACCTCCTGCCCATTTACAGAACAATGTCATTACACGCAACGGGATGAAATTTCCTGGCAATGAACATATAGGGTCGTTTGGATGTGACCCTTACGACATCTCGGGCGTAGTCGGTGGAAGAGGTTCTAACGGTTCTCTTCACGGGATGACTAAGTTCAATATGGATGACGCCCCGAGTAGTGAGTTTTTTCTAGAGTATGTAGCACGTCCTCAAACGGCGGAGATATTTTTTGAAGAGGTACTAATGGCCTGTATTTTCTATGGTATGCCTATCCTAACGGAGAACAATAAACCAAGGCTTCTCTATCATTTTAAACATAGAGGCTATCGAAAGTTCTCTATGAACCGTCCCGACAAGAAGTTTAATAAACTCTCTAAAACAGAGAAAGAGCTTGGAGGTATACCCAATAGCTCGGAAGACGTTAAGCAGTCTCACGCTTCTGCTATAGAATCGTATATTGAGAAACATATCGGTATAGATTTAGAAGGAACCTATCGTTCGGCAGGGGATATCGGAGTGATGCCGTTTACTCGAACGTTAGAAGACTGGGCTAAATTTGATATCAATAACAGGACAAAATTTGATGCTACTATTAGTTCGGGATTGGCAATTATGGCGAATCAAAAACACGTATATCAACCCGAAGAAAAGCAATCGAAAATATCTGTTACCTTTGCTAGATACAACAACCGTGGAAACATCAGCGAACTAGTTAAATAATGAGAGATGTTCAAGTCAATATAGCATCTACCTCGTTCCCTACTCAATTTGTTTCTGACTCCGAAAAAGCAAGTAGTGAGTTTGGAATCCAAGTAGGACAAGCCATTCAGTATGAGTGGTTTAAAAGAGATGGTAACAGTTGTAGATTCTATAGCCAATGGCGAGAATTTAATCGATTACGCCTGTACTCTCGCGGGGAGCAATCGGTAGCAAAATACAAAAACGAGCTATCTACAGATGGTGACCTTTCGTATCTCAATCTGGACTGGACACCTATTCCTATCATACCTAAGTTTGTTGATATTGTAGTTAACGGTATGTCCGACAGGTTGTTCGATGTAAAGGCATATGCTCAGGATGCTATGTCTTCTGCTAAACGTAGTAAATACCAGGATATGATAGAGGCCCAGATGGTCTCTAAAGATTTATTACTACAGGTTCAGCAAGACTTTGGCGTTGACCCCTTTACAGTAGCTCCTGACGATTTACCCAATAGCGATGAAGAGCTATCTCTTTATATGCAGCTTAACTATAAGCCTGCTATTGAAATTGCAGAGGAAACGGCGATTAACACGTTGTTGGACCAAAATCATTATAGCGAGACACGCCAACGGGTAGACTATGACCTAACTACTTTAGGTATTGGCATTGCAAAGCACGAGTTTTTGAAGGGAGACGGGGTACGCGTAGAGTATGTAGACCCTGCTAATGTGGTATACAGCTATACTGAAGACCCATACTTTAAAGATACTTTTTACTGGGGTGAGATTAAAACGGTAGCTATTACAGAGTTGATTAAAATCGACCCTACCCTTACCAGGGAAGACCTAGAGGAAATTTCTAAGTATTCTCAAAGTTGGTATGATTACTATAACGTAGCGGAGCTTTATCAAAACGATATGTTCTATCGTGATACCGCTACGCTGATGTATTTTAATTATAAGACGACTAAGAAGTTTGTCTATAAGAAGAAGATTAACGAAACGGGCGGAAGTAAGGTTATCGAGAAAGACGATACATTCAACCCGCCAGATGAGATGATGGAAGAGGGTCGTTTTGAGAAAATCGAAAAGACTATCGATGTATGGTATGAAGGTGTTATGGTTATGGGAACCAGTATCCTACTTAAGTGGGAGATGGCTGAAAATATGGTCCGACCTAAATCGGCATCTCAATATGCAGTTCCTAATTACGTAGCGTGTGCGCCTCGTATGTACAAAGGAAATATAGAGTCGTTAGTTCGTCGTATGATTCCTTTAGCTGACCAGATACAAATTACGCACCTTAAGTTACAGCAGGTGATGTCTCGTATTGTCCCTGACGGTGTCTTTATCGATGCCGATGGACTTAACGAGGTTGACCTGGGTACGGGTAACGCATATAACCCAGAGGATGCTTTGCGGTTATACTTCCAGACAGGTAGTGTTGTAGGTAGAAGCTACACTCAGGACGGCGAGTTTAATAACGCCCGCGTTCCTATCCAGCAGCTTACCAGTAACTCGGGACAGTCGAAGATTAGTGCTCTTATCGGGAACTACAATCACTATCTTAGTATGATACGTGATATAACGGGTCTTAACGAAGCGCGTGATGGCTCTACACCAGACCCCTATGCTTTAGTTGGTGTACAGAAGTTGGCGGCTTTAAACTCTAATGTCGCTACACGGCATATTTTAGACGGAAGCCTTTATATCCTTAAATCTATGGCCGAAGCCCTTTCGTGCCGAGTAGCTGATATATTGGAGTACGCTGATTTTAAAGAAGAGTTTTCAAATCAAATTGGCAAGTACAATGTATCTATCCTTAACGATATCAAAGATTTATATATCTATGATTTCGGGGTATTTATTGAAGTAGCTCCTGATGAAGAACAGAAAGCTATGCTGGAGCAAAATATCCAGATGGCGCTTTCTAAAAATGACATCAACTTAGAGGATGCCATTGATATTCGGGAGATTAGAAATATTAAACTTGCCAACCAACTTCTTAAGTTAAAGCGTAAGAAAAAGCAGGAGCGCGAGGAGGCTATGCAATTGCAGCAGCAGCAAACACAGATGCAGCAGCAGTTCCAGTCTCAAAAAATTGCTGCCGATGCTGAGAT